TACAAACGAGGTAGTTAGAAAACCTATTAATTTAGGCTTTTCAAGATACAAACAAGGGGGATCAAGTTCCACTATAATTAAAGACAAATACTAAAACAATTAAAACCTATGGCTGAGTCAGTTGTAAAACATTTTTTTCCGAGTCAAATAGCTTCAGATGCAGAGAAGTTAGATCCGGAGAACGGAAGAAAGATTGCAAAAGCAATCGAACAAGAATGGTTCGGAAGCAGTTCTGGATCCAATCGCTTTGGTAGTAATCAATCTACCTTTCATGATCTTCGATTATATGCGCGAGGCGAACAGTCTATGCAGAAGTATAAAGATGAAATGGCCGTTAATGGAGATTTATCTTATCTTAACATCGACTGGAAGATAGTTCCTATATTACCTAAATTCGTAGATATACTTGTTAATGGTATTTCAGAAAGAAACTTCCAAGTGAAAGCATCTTCAATAGACGAGTATGGAGTAACTAAAAAAACAAAGTATATGGAATCTGTATTGAGAGATATGGATACTCAGGAATTAACAGCTTTTGCTGCTCAGGAATTTGGTGTTAACCTTCAAGAGAATAACCCAGATAATCTACCTAAGGACGATACAGAATTTGAATTACACATGCAGATGTCTTATAAAGACAATGCAGAGGTTGCTGAAGAAGCAACAATTAACAAAATATTTAAAGACAACAAATATACAAACATAGCTAAACGTGTTACTTATGATCTGACGGTTATAGGTATTGGAGCTGTTAAAGATAGGTTTTCACCATCAGAAGGTATAGTTGTAGAGTATGTTGACCCTGCTAACTTAGTTTGGTCATATACAGATAATCCTAATTTCAAGGATATATATTATGCTGGAGAAGTGAAAACAGTTCACTTTAACGAATTAAAGAAACAATTCCCGCATTTAACTCAAGAAGAGTTAGAAAAGATATCAGAACAAGGTGTTCAGCAATCAAACAACTACAGCAATCATTCTAATACGATTGACACTAATACGGTACAAGTGTTGTATTTCGAATATATAACATATTTGAATGAAGTACATAAAGTAAAGACAACATCTACAGGTGCTGCTAAAGCAATAATAAAAGATGATTCATTTGCTCCACCAGAAAATTTAGAAGGAGATTACGAAAGAGTTAGTGAAACTAGAGAGGTGTTGTTTGAAGGGGCTTATATATTAGGTACGAATACAATGCTTAAATGGGAGGTTGTTCAAAACCAAGTAAGACCTAAAGCTAGTACTCAAACAGTTAAACTAAGTTATAGTATATGTGCTCCACGTATGTACCAAGGTAAAATAGAAAGTACTGTTGGTAGATGTACAGGATTTGCGAATATGATTCAATTAACACATTTAAAATTACAACAAGTATTATCAAGAATGGTTCCTGATGGGATTTATATTGATGCTGATGGTTTAGCAGAGATTGATCTTGGTAATGGTACAAATTATAATCCTGCAGAAGCAATGAAATTGTTTTTCCAAACTGGTTCTATTATAGGTAGATCATTTACAGGTGAAGGAGATTCAAATCCAGGCAAAGTTCCTATTCAGGAATTATCCTCAGGATCAGGTAATAATAAGATACAATCATTAATCACAACGTACAACTATTATCTACAAATGATAAGAGATGCTACCGGATTAAATGAAGCTAGAGATGCAAGTACTCCGGACGCAAGAGCTTTAGTTGGTGTTCAGAAGTTAGCAGCGGCTAATTCAAATACAGCCACAAGACACATATTAGAAGGAGGATTATTCATTACGCAAAATCTAGCGGATAGTTTAACTGTTCGTATTTCTGATGTATTAGAGTACTACCCGATGAGAGAAGAATGGATTAACAGCATCGGTATCCATAACGTAGCTATATTAGAGGAACTAAAAGATCTTCATTTAAGAGATTTTGGTATTACAATAGAATTAATGCCTGATGAAGAAGAGAGACAAGTTCTAGAGAACAATATCCAAATAGCTTTAGGCAATCAAATGATTGATCTTGACGATGCTATCGATATTAGAGAAGTTCAAAATAGTAAATTAGCTAACCAGCTATTGAAACTTTCTAAACGTAAGAAAGCAGAAAGAGAAGCAGAAGCGGCTCAACAAAATATGCAAGCACAAGCAGAAGCTAATATACAAACACAACAAGCGGCTGCTCAAATGGAGATTCAGAAAGCGCAACAACTAACAAATGGGCAAAAAGACTTGGCTGCATTCAATGATAATTTAGCTAAAGGATCTTTAGATAGAGAAGTTGAGAAAAAGAAAGAATTAATGCAATTTGAATTTGACTTAGCTGTTCAATTAGAAGCTGCTAAATCTCAACCTACTGCTAAAGATGAATTCTCTGAAAATAGAAAAGATCAAAGAGAAGGCATGAAAGAAGGTAATAAGAGACAAATGCACAAAGAGAAATTAAATGCAAGTGGCTTTGAATCAAAAGGAAACGACTCAATTAACAAAGGAATAGACTTAGGTTCTTTCGAACCCAGGTAATATATTAAGTGTATAATTATATAATATCATATCATGGAAAACAATCAAAACGACGATAATGTCGTAAAAGTAAATCTGCAAGATTTAGCTAAAGCTAAAGATGACGCAGCCGAAAACACTACCCACAAGGTAGATCTTTCGAAACCGCCTGCTGACACGCCAGCGGAAGAAATAACAGAAGAGACTCAAGACGTTATTACTACAGAAGAACCTGACGCAGATCCAGAAGAGTTAGCACCAGAAGGTGACGATAGCCCTTTAAGCGAGGATCACGACAGTACATTAGTCGAAATTACAGATGAAGACGAATCCGATGACGAGGATTTGCCTCATCACCAGATTAACGATAGTGAGGACCCTGTAGATGATGGGCCAACATTACCTGAAAATGTTCAGAAGCTCATTGAGTTTATGAATGACACAGGTGGAGATATTAACGATTATGTTAAACTTAATACTGATGTAGATTCATTAAGTGAAACAGATCTGTTAAGAGAATACCATCAAGCATTAGAACCGTCATTAGATGCTGATGAAATTAATTTTTTAATGGAAGACTTGTATAATTCAGATGAAGATCTTGATGACGAGAGGGAAATTAAGAAAAAAGGAATTACAAGAAAGAGAGATTTAAGTAAAGCTAAAAAACACTTACAAGGTCTCAAAGACAAATACTACGATGAAATCAAAGCTGGCTCTAAGTTAACTCCTGAGCAAAAGAAGGCTGTCGATTTTTTTGGTAGATATACAGAAGAAAACAAGGAGAAGACTAAGACAGTAGCTAGAAGAAGCGAAATCTTTACACAGAAGTCTAATATGGTTTTCGGCGAAGAGTTCAAAGGTTTTGAATTTAAAGTAGGCGAAAAGAAATATAGATATAATGTAAAGGACGCAGCTGCGGTCAAGGAAGCTCAGTCGGATATTAACAATTTTGCCAAGAAGTACTTGGGCGATGACAATACTCTATCTGACGCTGAAGGCTACCACAAAGCTCTGTTTACTGCAATGAATCCTGATGCAATAGCAAATCACTTTTATCAACAAGGTAAAGCTGACCAAGTTAAAGCATCGGCAAAAAACGCAAAGAACATTAATATGGATCCTCGAGGTACCCATGATAAAAATGTTCCAAACGCGAAAGGCTTTTCAGCGAGAGTAGTAGACAGTGACAACACAGCTCCGGGAAAATTGAGAATTAAACGGCGGTAAAATTAATTACAGCCAAAATAGAACATTATGAGTTTTAACACAAGTGGGGCATTCCCTGCATCTTTAACTCCATCGCCTACTAAAACGTTATTTGACGGTAACTACTTGGCAATTGGATCAAACGACTTTAACTTCACTAAACAATTCTTACCAGAAGTGTATGAGAAAGAAGTAGAGCGTTACGGAAATAGATCAATCGGATCTTTCCTACGTCTAGTATCTGCTGAAATCCCTATGGCTTCTGACGAAGTTGTATGGTCTGAGCAAGGTCGTTTACATATTGCATATAACGACGCCGTTATAGCAACTAATAACGATAATACAGATAACACGATTACAATCACTGGTCACGCTATTAAAGTGAACCAGAATATATTAGTATCTTTTGGCGCTGTTAGTGTACGTGCTTTCGTTAAATCGATCACAACTGACACTGTTGAAGCGTATCCTTACGATGCAGCTACATGGCCAGCAACTTTTGTTGATACTGCTAATCCTAACTTAACTGTATTTGTTTACGGTTCTGAACACGGTAAAGGTACTTCTGGACAAAGAGGTTCTTTAGATGCTGGATTCCAAAAGTTCTCTAATGCTCCTGTGATCATCAAGGATCTTTATTCTATCAACGGTTCTGACACTGCTCAGATCGGATGGGTTGAAGTTACTACTGAGAATGGAGCTGGTGGATACTTATGGTATTTAAAATCAGAGCATGAAACAAGATTACGTTTCGACGATTACATGGAAATGATGATGATTGAATCTGAAAAGGTTGGATACTCTATCACTTCTGCAGCAGATCCTCAAACAGGTGATACATTCACAGTTCGTGGTACTGAAGGTTTACTTTCTGCTATTGAGAACAGAGGTCTTATCTTTAATGATCAAGATTTCAACAACGCAACTGGTTTAACTGGTTTAGCTGAGTTTGATTTAGTATTAGGTGAGTTAGATAAGCAAGGTGCTATCGAAGAGAATATGTTATTCTTAGATAGAGGAACATCTTTAGATATCGACAACATGCTTGCTCGTGCAAATTCTTACGGTACTGGAGGTACATCTTACGGTGTATTCGAGAACAAAGAAGAGATTGCATTGAACTTAGGCTTTAGCGGTTTCCGTAGAGGATCTTACGATTTCTACAAAACTGATTGGAAGTATCTTAACGATGCTGCTACAAGAGGTTTAACAGGTGATTTACAAGGGGTATTAGTTCCTGCTGGTGTTTCAACTGTATACGATCAGAACTTAGGGAAGAATATTTCTCGTCCTTTCTGTCACGTTCGTTATAGAGCTTCTGAGGCTGACAACAGAAGAATGAAATCTTGGATTACTGGATCAGTGGGAGCTGCTACTAGTGATATCGATGAGATGAACGTTCAGATGTTATCTGAGAGATGTATTTGCGTACAAGGCGCTAATAACTTCATCCAATTCAAAGCTACAAGCTAGTAGTTAATGAATCATATATGATACAACGAGGGTCTATATGGCCCTCAACGTATCATTTTTAATACCAATTATTTTATAAAATTATATTATGTCAACACCAAGAAAGAAGGCAGCTGCACCTAAAGCTAAAGCTAAACCAGCCAACAACGCTCAAGAAGCGATTGAAGCAAAAGAACCAGTTACAATTGGATACGAAGGACAAATCCCTGTACCAGTAAAAACTGCTCCTATTAAAGATGAATGGGAAATTAGAGATAGAACTTATGTATTAGTAACACGTAAAACACCTATTCTAGTAACTATTCCATCAAGACATACCGCTAAAAGAAATCTATTATGGATGGATAATGAAAAAGGGTATGAACGTGAATTAAGATATGCTACTAATCAAAAGTCAGTATTTGTTGATGAACAAGAAGGACATGTTACTCTTGCACATATTCTTATAAGGAATGGATCATTATTTGTTCCAGCAAACAAGGTAGCTTTACAAAAGTTACTTTCGTTGTATCACCCTTTAAAGGATAAAATATATAAAGAAGTAGACACTAACAAAGAGGCTATCGATGATATCGATATTATGGATCTAGAATTAGATGCACAAAATGCAGCAGCTAATATGGATATTGATTTAGCTGAAGCTATTATGAGGGTTGAACTAGGAAATGCCGTAGCTAAGATGAGTTCTAAGGAACTTAAAAGAGATTTACGTATGTTTGCAAAAAACAATCCTGCGCTATTCTTAGAATTAGCTAATGATGAAAACATCGAAGTTAGAAATATAGGAATAAAAGCTGTTGAAGCAGGGATACTTAAATTAGCAGAAGATCAGAGAACATTTATATGGAAGTCCACAGGACGAAAAGTTATGACTGTACCTTTTGATGAAAATCCTTACTCAGCTTTAGCTGCATTCTTTAAAACGGATGATGGAATAGAAATATTTCAAAGCATCGAAAAAAGATTAGGATAATAACAATTATGACATTAGCCTGTTATATATAATAATAGCAGGCTATCGTCATAGTATTACAAATAAAAAACTATGGCAATAAACGTTGATCCAGTGTACCAAAGAGTACAGGCAATATTAAATAAAGAGCAAAGAGGCTTTTTATCACCACAGAAGTTCAACTTATATGCCAACCATGTGCAACTAGACATATTCGAACAATACTTCTACGATCTAGCACAATACTTACGCATACCAGGTAACTCTTCAGAATACGCGGATGTTATAAGTATAATAGAACAAAAAATCAGTTTATTTGAAACTGAAGACTCGTCACCTACATATTCAGCAAATTACTTTAAGCTACCTACCGATTGTTATCGATTAGGTATTTTATTATATGGGAATATAGAATGTACTCCAGTTACCAAAAAAGAGTATGGTCACATTGCAAGGTCTCCTATAGGCAAGCCTTCTGATGCAAGACCAATATACGTTAAAGACATAAACGGAGTTAAAGTTCTAGGAACTAATCAATTTACAGACATCGCACCAAGTGCAGACCCTATAACTATGCAATATGTAAAAACACCTGCAAATGTTGTATGGGGATATACAGATATATTAGGTGTAGA